GAGAATCGTGGGCTTCACTTCCACCTAGAGAGGACTACAAAGTATTACCTAGTCCAGTACAAGGCTCTAAAAAGAATATGACAGAGAAAGAACTTGAGTCCTTCATAAAATGGAAGAAGAAGGCTACTCAGGTCTACGATATGAACGCCAAGATGACTAGCAAACGTATCCAATTAGTTCGTACATTGGCTATGGCTAGAAAGTTCAGACAATATAAGTCTATCTACTTTGTATACCAATGTGACTTTAGAGGACGTAAGTACACAGTTAATTCCTTTCTTACACCTCAAGGCCCGGATTATGCAAAGGCACTACTACAGTTTGCTGAAAAGTTACCTATCGACACAGAGGAACAAAGGGATTACTTTGCTGTACATGGTGCTAATGCCTATGGTAACGACAAGGTTTCATTTTCTGATCGTGTAGAGTGGATACTAGAGAATACAGACAAAATAAAGCAGAGTGCTAAAGACCCATTCAGCTTCAGATGGTGGACACATGCTGATGAACCTTGGACTTTCTTGGCATGGTGCTACGAGTGGTCTGAGTTCAGTGATGTAGGGTATGGGTATATGTCTAGTCTACCAGTCTGTTTAGATGGGTCTAACAATGGACTCCAGCACTTCTCAGCTATGTTAAGAGATCCTATAGGTGGTAAAGCGACTAACCTTACACCAGAACCTATGCCACAGGATATATACCAAATGGTTGCAGATGTAGTAAAAGAGAAGGTACAAGAGGATTCCAGAAAGATGTTACCTATGTCTAAAGAGTGGCTATCCTTTGGTATAGACAGAAAGATAACTAAAAGACCAGTCATGGTAGTACCCTATGGTGGTACTAGATACTCTTGTAGAGAGTACATAGAAGATGCCATGAATGAAAGAATACTAAGCTCTAAAGAGAACCCATTCGGAGATAGTGTATACGAAGGCTCACTATACTTAGCAAAGCACGTATGGGATGCAATAAGTGAAGTAGTAGTAAAATCACGTGAAGCTATGTCGTGGTTACAAGATGTAGGTCGTAAGATGGCAGAGAAAAACCTACCTATAACATGGGAGACACCTTCTAAGTTTGTAGTTCAACAGATATACTCTAGTATGAAGTCTAGAAGGATCACCACACACATAGATAACGTACTGATTAAACCTACTATTCTAGAGGAGACACCTAAGATTGATAAAAGACGTACTGCTAATGGTGTGTCTCCGAACTTTGTTCATAGTATGGATGCAACTGCATTAACTCTTACTATAAACAAAAGTATCTCAGATGGAATCAAGGATTTCTCTGTGGTACATGATTCATTTGGGGTACACGCACATCACGTACCTAAGTTAGCAGACTCTATTAGATCATCGTTTGTAGATATGTATTCTAAGACAGATGTTCTAGAGGACTTCTATGAGAATGTTGTAGATGTACTTCCTAATTTAGAGGAACCACCATCTAAAGGAGAACTTGATATTCTAGGAGTTTTGGACTCCAGATACTTCTTCTCGTAAAATGTGGACATTCTTGTAATGCCCTAAACTAAAACCACACACAAAGGAGTAATATGGCAGGTAAATACTTAGTAACATCAGTAGGAGAGTTTGAGTATCCTCATATATTGGTTGCAGATACAAAGCATAAGGCTGAAGGTCTGTACCATGTTAAACTGATCTTAAAAGATGAAGAAGCAGACAAGTTTCAAGAGATGATTGATAAATCTCATCAGAATTGGAAAGATAAATGTCTCGCTGATAATCCAAAAGGTAAGTGGACAGAGTGGTTACCATACAAAAAGAAAACTGATGATGCAGGAATGGAAGTAGGAACTGCATTTCATTTCAAATTGAAAGCATCTGGAATAAACAGTAAATCTGGTGAGGCTTTCACACAAAGACCAGTAGTAGTAGGGCCAAATAAAGCTCCTATTCCTAATAACATTAAAATATCCAATGGATCTACAGGAAAAGTAGCGTTTGAGATTGCACCTTACCTTCATGGACAGTCTTTAGGTTTACAACTTAGACTCCGTATGGTACAGGTACTTAATCTCATCGAATACATACCTAGTGTTGATGCAGATGATATATTTAGTGTAGAAGAGGGTTACGATGCAATCTCAGAGGTAGATACTACCTTTGTAGACGAAGGAGCCGCTTTTGAAAGTACAGAGGAAAAAGCTAGTGACTTTTAGATCTGGGCTTGAGCAACGGATAGCGGACAACTTGACAAAACAAAAGTGTAAATTTAAGTATGAGCCATTATCCGTTGCTTATACCATACCTTATAACTATACTCCAGACTTTGTGTTAGATAATGGAGTTATTATTGAAGCAAAAGGGTTCTTTAGGAAAGAACACCAGAGGAAACACAGAGAAATAAAGAAGCAACATCCTGAGTTAGATATAAGATTTGTTTTCTCTAACATTAACAGTCGTGTACAAGGCTCTAAGCTAACATGTGCTAAGTGGTGTGAGAGATATAATTTTCAATATGCACAAGAGGTCATACCAAAGGAGTGGACAAAAAATGTCAAGAAGAAAAAAAACTAGTTATATTATAGTTCACTCTACCAAAACAAGACCTAATGTAGAATTATGTGCTAGAGATATTGACGAAGAGCATAGAAAGAATGGACTACTTAAGATAGGTTACCATGTAGTTATAAAAAGAGATGGAACTATTGAGTTAGGTAGACCTTTTAATGAAATCGGAGCACACTTTCAAGAGTTTGATGATAAGTCAGTCGGTGTACTACTAGTTGGTGGGTTAAATAGTAGAGGTGCTGATGCTCCCGATTATACAACAGAACAACAACAATCGTTGTTTTTAATCTTGAAGACATTGACTTCTATATATAAAGGTGGTAAGGTAATAGGTCATGCCTGTGTAAACTTTAATATAGAGAAGTGGTGGGCTGATAGTAGTAAATTTAACTTAAATATCAAGGGGATATATGGAGACTAGTGAATTGGAAATATTAGACATTCCAGATAGGGATGAAATCAAAGAGAGTTATGACTTTACTTATCAAGCTAATGATGAGTACAGAAAGATAACAACTAAAAAAACTCAAATTTCTTTTGAAGGATACTCAATACAGGACATTCTAGATAACTTTCATACGTTTCTAAATACTGTAGGGTTCACTTATGTAGGTACTGTTACTTTGGAAAGTAAAGACGGAAAGAAAATTTGGAGAACTGATGGATCACACACATGATGAAAATGAATTTGTACAACATGAGCCGTGTCCTAGTTGTGGGTCACGTGACAACCTAGCAAGATATAATGATGGTCACGCCTTTTGTTTTGGTTGTGAGTACAGAGAGAAAGCTGAAGGTGGAGAACATAAAGTAGTATTACAAAAAGGGGATAAAAAAATGGATTTTGTTGAAGGTGAGGTAACAGGTCTTAATGCAAGAGGGATTACTGAAGAAACTTGTAGGAAATGGGACTACAGAATAGGAACAGTTGCAGGACAACCAGTTCAGGTAGCTAACTATAAAGATTCTAGTGGTAATAAAGTTGCACAGAAGATTAGATTTAAGAATAAGGACTTCCATACCAGAGGAGACATAAAGGAAGCAGGTCTCTATGGTCAACATCTTTGGTCAGGAAAAGGTAAGAAAGCTATTGTATGTGAAGGTGAAATTGATGCTTTATCAGTCTCTCAGTCACAAGGTAATCGTTGGCCTGTATACTCTGTCCCAAATGGTGCCGCAGGAGCTTCAAAAGCTATCCGTAGGAGCATAGAGTTACTAGATGGGTATGATGAGGTCATCTTTTGTTTTGATAACGATGAGGCAGGTTTTAAAGCATCTAAAGAGTGTGCTCAAGTATTACCTCCGGGTAAAGCTAAGATAGCAAAGTTACCTTTGAAGGATGCAAATGAGATGCTCAAAGAAGGTAGAGTAAAAGAATTAGTTGATTGTATCTGGCAAGCACAGGTTTATAGACCAGATGGTATTGTAAATGGTAAAGACCTATGGGATATAGTAAGTGCCGAAGATTCAATGGCATCTTGTCAGTATCCATTTGAAGGTATCAACAAGAAAACATTAGGTATACGAAAGGGTGAGATAGTTACGATCACAGCAGGAGCAGGAATAGGTAAGTCTCAGGTGTGTCGTGAACTAGCTAACCATATACTAAATCAAGAAGAAACTATAGGTTACATTGCACTAGAGGAGTCTAACAAACGTACAGGACTAGGTTTTATGGGTCTGTACCTTAATAAACCACTCCATCTAGGTAACATTGAGGTTAGTGAAGAGGAGTTTAAGGAATCATTTGATAATACCTTAAATACAGGTAAGATCTTTATGTACGACCATTGGGGTTCGTTACAAGGTGAGAATCTTCTATCCAAGATCAGGTATATGGTGACTGCATGTGGGTGTGGTTACATTATCCTAGATCATATCTCTATAGTTGTCTCAGGTATCGAAGAAGGTGACGAGAGAAGGACTATTGACAACTTAATGACTAAACTCAGAGGTTTAGTTGAAGAAGTTAACTGCGGTTTAATACTTGTGTCACACCTTAAGAGACCACAAGGTAATAAAGGTC